ATCCTCTCCCTCCGCTTGACGTAAACGTCTGCCGGGACAAGAGCAACAACCGCTACTACGAAGTAACTGAGAGCGGAAAGAAGCGGAAGATAGCGGAGAGCCGCATGTTCCACGTCCGCGGCGCCGTGTTGCCGGGCTGCGACCGTGGCATGTCTCCAATCGGAGTCGTTCGCAATACGGTTGGCAACGCGCTTGCCGGCGAACGCGTCGCAGGCAAGATGTTTGCCAACGGCTTCCAGGTTTCCGGCATTCTTTCGTCCGATCAGATCCTGAAAGCCGAACAGCGCAAGCAGCTTGGCGAGGTTCTGAGCCAGTTCGCGGGGTCGGATCGCGCCGGTAAGGTCGCGGTTCTCGAGGCCGGCTTGAAATACCAGCAGCTGACCATCGATCCGAAGGACGCTCAGATGTTGGAGACGCGCCAGTACAGCGTCGAGCAGATCTGCCGTATTTTCGGCGTCCCTCCGGTGATGATCGGCCATGCGGCTATCGGAACAACGACCTGGGGAAGTGGCATCGAGCAGCTGATCTTGCAGTTCATCAAGACCTGCATCGGGCCTCTGGTGAAGAGCATCGAGTCGGCGATCTACCGAGATCTGTTGGACAGCAAGACGAGGAAAACCACGTCTGTGAAGTTCAGCATGGAGGGGATCCTGCGCGGCGACAGCGCTGCAAGGTCGGAATTTCTCTCGAAGATGGTGCAATCGGGCACCTACACGGTGAACGAAGCCCGCGCCTACGAAAACAAGGCACCTGTTCCCGGTGGGAGCCAGTCTATCGTCAACGGCACGATGACGCCGCTCAAAACGCTTGGCCAGCAGCCGGAAAAAACGCCAGTCGACCCAGCAGCACGCGCTGCATAAGGACAAATCATGAAATTTGAACACCTGATTTCGGCGTTTCTCGCCGAGCCTTGGGCGATTCAGCGCGAAAAACTAGGCGTTCTGGCTGATGTTTTGGTTGCGCGGGCCGAAGGAGAGAAGCTCTTTTCGTCCGAGTTTGCAGCATCGATTGACGAGGCGAGAGCCAAGGAAATCGCTGAAAACGGCGGAAAAGTAGCGATTATCCCGGTATACGGGGTTCTGGCTCAGAAAATGGACATGTTCTCCGCGATGAGCGGCGGCACGTCCTATGCCGGCATCAAGAAAGCCCTCCATTCCGCCCTCTCCAACGATGACGTCAAAGCCGTCGTGCTAGATATCGACAGCCCAGGCGGCACGGTTCCCGGCACGGATGAGCTTGCCACCGAGATCCGGAGGCTCCGCGGTGGCGAGAAGCCGATTATCGCGCAGGTGAACAGCCTTGCCGCGAGCGCAGCCTACTGGATCGCGTCGAGCTCCGATGAAATCGTCGTGACGCCATCTGGACGGGCTGGATCGATCGGCGTGTACACCGCGCACGATGATGTTTCTGCTGCCTTGGAGCAGCGAGGCATCAAGCGCACGTACATTTCAGCCGGCAAGCACAAGGTCGAAGGCAATGAGACCGAGCCGCTGAGCAAGGAGACGCTTGCGCACGTTCAGGACGGCGTAAACCGGTCGTACAATCGCTTCGTCGCGGCCGTCGCTGATGGTCGCGGAACCACCGTCGGCAAGGTCGAGGATGGTTACGGTCAGGGCAGGGTGTTTTACGCCGAGGCGCTCATGGACCGAGGCATGGTCGATCGCATTGCTACGCTCGACGAGACGCTTTCACGCTATGGCGCCGAAACCGAGGCCCCGTCGATCCGGCGCATAAAGGCTGCCAATGCAGCCCGTGCGGAATCGGCGAGCATGCTTGCCACGAAGATGGCTGCCGGCGAACCAATTACAAAACGCGAGTTTGAGAACGGCATCAGGGGACTGATGGGGTTGTCGGGCTCTGAGGCAGAGCGGGCCGCTCGGCTCTACCTCAAGGATGGTCAGGGGGCTCCTGACGTCGAGACGGATGCTGCTGCTTTGGCAGCCCTAGACCGGCTTCTAGCCGAAGCAAAAACACCACTCATTCGATAAGGAGCCAACATGGCTGAACTAGCAGAAAAAATTGGCGAACTTTCCGCGTCGCTCGCATCCATCAAGGAGCAGGTCGGCAATCTCGCAACAGACTTTACGTCCAAGCTTTCCGCAAACGGCCAAGTCTCTGCCGATCTGAAGGACAAAACCGACAGGGCTCTCTCTGAGCTTGGCGACGTCACCACTCGCCTTGGCGATCTGGAAAAGCGCGCAGCTCGCGAAAAGGAGCAGGGCGAGGACGAGCAGAAGTCGCTCGGCGACATGGTCGTCGAAGCTGCGAAGGCCAAGGATTTCAACGGCGCCATCCGCGGTGCTGTTCGCGTCCAGGCTGAACGCGCCGCGCTGACGACTGCTGACGGTACTGTTGGCGCTGGCCGCTCGGCTGGTACCTCGCTTATCCCTGGCCAGCGCGTTCCGGGCATCATTGCCCCACCGAATCGCCGCATGACCATCCGTGACCTCCTGATGCCGGGCCAGACTAGCTCGAACAACATCGAGTACGTCAAGGAAACCGGCTACACCAACAACGCGGCTCCGGTCGCCGAAACGACTGCAAAGCCGTACTCTGATCTGACCTTCAATATGGCGAACGCTCCGGTTCGGACGATCGCACATCTGTTCAAGGCTTCGCGTCAGATCCTCGACGACGCTATCGGCCTCAAGAGCTACATCGACGGGCGCGCGCGCTACGGCCTGCAGTTCAAGGAAGAAGCCCAGCTTCTGAAGGGTGACGGCACCGGCCAGAACATCCTCGGCGTACAGCCGCAGGCTACTGCCTTTGCGCCGGCTTTCGTGCCTCAGGACGCTACGCCTATCGACCGTCTGCGTCTGGCGATCCTTCAGGTCGTCCTGGCGGAATATCCGGCCACTGGCTTTGTCCTGAATCCGGTTGACTGGGCCAGCATCGAGCTGACCAAGGACGCCGAGGGTCGTTACATCATCGCCAACCCGCAGGGCGCTATTCAGCCGACTCTGTGGAACCTGCCGGTTGTTGAGACGCAGTCTCAGACGCTTGGCACCTTCCTCACGGGTGCATTCTCCATGGCTGCTCAGATTTTCGACCGCATGGAGATCGAGGTTCTTCTGTCGACCGAGAACGTCGACGACTTCGAGAAGAACATGGTCTCGATTCGCGCCGAGGAACGTCTCGGTCTGGCGGTTTACCGTCCTGAAGCGTTCGTCACCGGCGCAGTCGCGGCCTAAGCTTACGGGGCTGCTCTAACGGGCAGCCCTTCCACTTTCAAGGAGGGCTTCATGGCCTACGACAAGACAAAAGACCCGTCGACTGGCAATCCATACGCATCTGGCCGCCGGAAGGCCGCCCGCGCGCCCAAGAGCATCGCCGTAGTGCCGTCCGACACCGTAGACCTAGCGGTTTACGCTCCCGGCCTCGTTGTGACCGCCGCTGGCAATGTGAAGTACATTCCTTCGCAGAACGCCGACGCCGACACGATCACGATCACCGCAGCTCCGGTCGGCTTTATCCTGCCGCACCAGGTCCGACGCGTTTTTGCGACAGGCACGACTGCTTCGCTCGCTACCCTGGAGGGCTAATCAATGGCCAAGGCAATAAAGACTGACGATGCTCCGACCGAGATCGAGGCATCCGTGCTGAAGTCTCCCGACGTCGGCTATACCGAAAAGCCGATGGATCCTGAAAAGGGGCCGAAGGCCAAGGACGACGCTAACATGGTCCTGGTTCAGGCAGTCCGCAGCTTTGAGGGCATTGAGGGCGACAAAGGTCCTGCTTCAGAGCCGTTCCTTGTCAGTCGCCAGCGTTACGCCGATCTGAAGGCCAACAGCCTGGTCGAGCTTGTGTCGGAAGACGATAAGTAGCCGCAGGAAGGACACCCTATGGCTTTGGTTGATCTGGAGCTCGCGAAGAAGCATCTTCGCATCTACCACGCCGACGAGGATGCCGAGCTAGAGGTTTACCTCGCTGCTGCGGAGAGCATTGTCGTCGAATATCTGGATCGGCCCGTCTTGGCGTCCGGCACGGAGCTGCCAGAGACTGATGCAGAAGGCTATGACGCCACCGCCATGATCGTAACCCCGCCCGTTGTTGCGTCGATCCTGTTGGTGGTGTCGGACCTATTCGAGCATCGCGAGGCGCCTGAGAAGGACTCGGGCGACGCCATTCTCCAACCTACTGTTCGCCGTCTCCTCGCTCCTTGGCGCATCTGGCGCACGATCGACGACTGCGCCTGATAAGGAACTCATCATGACCGATCTGACTATTACCCCGGCGAATGTCGTCCTTGGATCTGACGCATCGACTGAAGACGGAATCGCCGCGGTTGCTGTTGCGGCCGGACAGGTCGTCTACAAGGATGCGACTGGCAAGTACAATCTCGCCGATACGGATTCGGCAACGGCATTGATGCGCAAGCCTCGTGGCATCGCGCTCAATAGTGGGGCGGCCAACCAGCCGCTGAAGATTGTTCGCGGCGGGCCAGTCACGCTCGGCGCCGTCTTGACCAAGGGCGTCGCCTATTACCTGTCTGGAACACCCGGCGCGATTTGCCCCGTTGCTGATGTTGCGACGGGGGATTATCCCGCCATCCTCGGCATTGCCATCTCTTCGAGTGTCCTGCTTGTCGATATCCAGGCGCCGGACGTCGTTCTCTGATGTGGGTTAGGTTTCTGGCCGACTTCGACTGGAAGCCGAAACCAGCGGTCACGGTCGGCTACGCGACCGGTCATATCGCCAACGTTACGCGCACTTGCGCTGCCAAGGCGATAGCGGCAGGTAAAGCCGAGAAGACGGAGGCACCGAAATGACAGCCGGAAAGCTTCGTTCTCTCCTGAACTTTCAGAAACGCTCTATCTCAGATGATGGGTTTGGCAACGAAGTCACCGGGGAATTTGCCACGGTCTTCACCGACGCGGCGGAGATCACTCCACGCATGGGCACGGAGTCGGTCATGGCAAGCCGCCTTCAAGGTGTGCAGCCAATAACGATCCGCGTTCGGTCTTCGGTGCGCACGCGAGAGGTGGATGCAACATGGCGGGCCGTCGACGCTCGCAACGGGGCGGTCTACTCGATCGCATCTCCGCCTGTGAACGTCGATCAAAGGAACGCCTACCTCGACATGTTGGCGACGGAAGGCTCCGGTGGCCAATAACATCAAAGGTCTAACGGAGTTGCAGCGAAAGCTCGCTCGTCTGCCTGATAATGTGAAAATCAGAATTCGTGCCGCCATGGAAGCCGGAGCCGAAGAGATTGTCGCGATGATGAAGTCGTTAGTGGCCGTTGATAGTGGCGATCTACGAGACAGCATTGCGTGGACGTGGGGTAGGGCTCCAAAGGGCGCAATGACCATCGGCAAGGTGGAGTCCACAGGTGGTGACTTAACAATCACGATCTATGCGGGCAACGATAAGGCGTACTATTCGCGCTTCGTCGAGTTTGGTACCGCGTCGCACACGGCTGGCGGCATGTTCGCAGGAGCCACCATTCCGGCCGTGGCGGCAAGCCCCTTCTTTTTCGTTTCATATCGAGCCAACCGAAAACGCGTCAAAAGCCGCATTACGCGAGCAATCAACACAGCAGCCAAAGAAGTTGCGGCAGGAGGCGGCTAGTGGACCCAACGTACGAACTGAAGGCTGCGATTATCAGTCGCCTAAAAGCAGATTCGGTTGTCGCCAGCTTTGTCGGCGCTCGTGTCTATGACCGCCCTCCTGACGGAGCCGTTACTCCGCCATATATTTCTATGGGGCCATCGGACGCCGTCACGGACGATGCCGATTGCATCGACGGGCTCGAGATCACCATGCAGATCGACTGCTGGTCCTGGGGGTCAGGCGAGGCGTTTGGCGACGCGCAGGTGAGGAAGATGGCGGGCACTGTGCGGGCGTCGCTCCACGAGGCTGAGTTCAACTTGGCTGAGAACGCCCTGGCGAACATTCGCCACCGCATAACCCGTTATCAGCGGGAATCTGATGGCGTGACAAACCGAGCCATCATTAGCATCACGGCTTTTGTCGAGCTTCCATAGCCGGCGGCCACCAATCACCACATTTTGGAGACTGAAACATGGCCCAGCCCTCTACGGCTCGCTTTGGGAAATTTCGTATTCTGCTTGGTTCCGGGACCGGCCCGATCACCTACGCTGCCCCGTGCGGCTTCACGTCCAAGAGCCTTACCCTTGCCAAGGACCTCACCGACGTTACCATTCCTGACTGCGATGACCCGGATGCGGTATCGTGGATCGGTCGCGATGCGAGCACACTTTCCGCGTCCGTATCGGGCGAAGGTGTTCTGGCTGCAGAATCGGTCGAGACCTGGCTGGATGCCTGGGAGAGCGTCGATTCTGTCCCTGTCAAAATCGAAATCGAGTTCCCTGCAAAAACTATTACGTGGACAGGCCTTATGCACGTCTCCTCGCTCAATCCTTCAACTGAGCAGGGCGGCCGCGTCACGATGTCGGTGGAACTGCAGAGTGACGGCGAGCTTGTTCGCACGGTGGCATAATGAGCCGCGATGCGAAGATCCAATTGACCTGGGCGGATGGTGACTACGTCTTCCGCCTTGGGTGGGGTGAACTCGCCGAGTTGCAGGAAAAGACAGATGCCGGCCCTTACGTCGTGCTCAACCGTCTTCACATGCACCAGTGGCGGATCGAAGACATCTCGAGTGTCATCCGCCTTGGCCTAGTTGGCGGTGGCATGGATCCCGTTCAAGCACTGAGGAAGGTGCGGACTTATGTTGAATCCCGTCCACCGATGGAAAACCATCCTTACGCGGTTGCGATTCTTTCCTCTGGTCTGATCGGAGCGGAGGATGAAAAGCTGGGGGAAGCCGAAGCGCCAAGTCAAGCGGAAGTCAAATAGATGACCTGCCGAATGGCAAGCTAAGATTTGGCGCGATCTACGGTACAGCAGCTGTGATCGGTTTCACCCCTCAGCAAGTCAATGACATGTCGATGTGGCAGTTCATGGCGGCCGTCGAGGGCTATGTGAAAGCCAATAGCGGTGAGGATGCGAAGATGTCCGACAGGGAAGCCGACGACTTGTTCGAGTGGCTCAAGTCGAAGGAATAGGCTTGGCGGCAAGTGCCGCCTTGTACTTCTTTGGAACGTATCCAAGCGTCTTCGCCCCGCACCGAGGGCAGCGATAGGCGCCGCTACCGAACAGGATCACCAAGATCCACACTGGTATCCAGAATCCAGCGGTGAACACGCTAAGCAGCAAATGCAGGATGTGATTTGGCGTCTGCCTCTCGGCAAGCACCATCGCAATCTCTTCTTCGCAGAACATCCGACGCTTCTGTATCCCCATACTCTGATGAATAGAGCGAGATCGAACGAATGGCAACTGACCTCGAGCGGCTCGTGGTACAGCTTAGCGCTGACATCAAAAAGTACGAAAATTCGCTCAATCGAGCGATGGGCGTCACCAACAAGAATGCCCGCGCGATTGAAAGCCGCTTTGCAACTATGAACAAGAAGTTGAGCAGTGGATTCGATGGCTTCGCCTCATCTGCAGCTCGCGCGTTCGCTTTGGTTGGTGGCGCTGCTGGCGCAAAAGAATTGCTGGACGCATCAACGCGCATCGACAATGCGCTTAAGGTTGCTGGGTTATCGGGCACGGAGCTGGCATCCGTCTATGACAAGCTGCTTGTCTCTGCGCAGAAGAATGCAGCCCCAATCGAGACACTGGCGACGCTCTACGGCCGTGCCGCGCAGAATCAGAAAGAGCTAGGGGTCTCGAGTGCTGAACTCTTGACTTTTACGGACAATGTCGCGCTCGCGCTCCGGGTCGCCGGCACCGATGCCCAAACGGCGAGCGGCGCACTCCTCCAGCTCGGCCAGGCGCTCGGATCGGGTACTGTCCATGCCGAAGAGTTTAATTCTGTTCTGGAAGGCGCACCAACAATCGCCCAGGCGGTTGCGGCTGGCCTCAAAGAGGCTGGTGGATCTGTCGCGCAACTGAAAAGTCTGATCGTTGACGGCAAGGTTTCGTCGGAGGCATTCTTCCGCGCGTTTGAAGCCGGCGCTCCGATACTTCAGGAGAAAGTCGCCGGTGCGACGCTCACTCTCGATCAGCACCTCACGAATCTCCAGAACTCACTAATTGATGCGGCCAAGCGTTTCAACGAGTCCGCGGAGGCGAGCCAGACTTTCGGGTCGGCAATAGACAACGTCGCTGGCTTCATCAATGGGATCAATTTCGACAGCTTGATCGGCCAGATCACTGCCGTGATCAATGCGCTGAATTCAGGCATCGCGACCGCAAACAGTTTCGCTGCGACGATCGGCAGGCTAAGTGGTCTCGAGAATGTCGGATCGTTCCTTACTGGTGGGGCGGCACAGAAGAGCTTTCTCGGCGGCGCCCTGACTGTCACTTCCACAAAGGAAGTCACAAATCGCATCAATGACGCGTTCGAGGGTGAAATCCAGAATGCGGGGGCGCTAACAGCCGAAGCCATCAAGAACAGTGTCCTCGGAGGGGGTGCCGCCACGACGCCGAAGGGCGGGCGCCTGCCGGCAGCTGCATCGTCGTTCAAACCGGTTTCTATCGCGGATTTCAAGGCACCGACAAAGTCCTCTGGATCTGGTGGGGGCGGATCGAAGAAGAAGGGTGGAAGTGGCGGTGGCGAGAACGACTACGCGCGTGAGATCGAGCAGATCAAGGAGCGCACCCTAGCTCTCCAAAATGAGACCGCAGCGCAGGCTGGCGTAAATCCATTGATCGACGACTACGGGTTCGCCATCGAAAAGGCACGAGCTCAGAGCGACTTGATGACGGCCGCACAGAAGGCGGGCCTTGCAATCACGCCCGCCATCAAAGCCTCGATTGACCAACTCGCAACTGGCTACGCCAATGCGAGCGTGGCGGCCGAGAAGCTGCAGGACTCGCAGAGCCGGGCCAAGGATGCGGCAGACGATTTCAAGAATACCGCTAGAGACATCACCGGGGGCTTCATCGATGATTTGCGGAACGGCGTGTCAGCAGCTGACGCCCTTAAGAATGCCCTCAATCGGGTGCTCGACAAGGTCATAGACATCGGGCTGAACTCCATCTTCGGTACGGGCGGCGGCGGCGCCTCACTAGGAGGCGGCCTATTTGGCGGCCTTCTCGGGGGGATTGGAAAGCTCTTTAGCTTTGCTGATGGTGGCTACACCGGGCCAGGCGGCAAGAATGAGCCAGCAGGTATCGTTCACAAAGGTGAATATGTTCTAGACGCCGAGACGACAAAGCGGATCGGCGTCAACAACCTGCGAAAGCTTCAGGGCTATGCCAGCGGTGGCCTAGTTGGCGCGCCGCGCATGCCTAGTCTTCGTGGTGGATCGGGATCCGGTGGCAATAAGGGCGTCTCCGTTCAAGTTGGCGTGACAGTCGACGACAGCGGTGGGCTGCAAGCCTACATCAAGTCGGTCAGCGAGGAGACCGTGACAACGGCCAGTCCTCGCATAGTCAGCGCAGCCAATCAGCAGGTCGTCCCGACGATGGCAAAATACCAGAACAACACGGCTGGCGGCGATTACCGCAACCAATAGGGAGGCAAAATGCCAACGATCATAGAGTGGCCCTTTTGCACCCTAACTCCGAGACAGGTGCAGGCGAACGTCGTCGCCTTCACTCGATCCGGCGGCAAATCACTTGGGGGCATCGAGCCTGTCACCCGCACGGACCTTGGCCACTGGGAGATCGACTACGGGAGCATCGTGATGCAGAACCGGTACCGGGACCAGTGGCGAACCTGGCAGGCCATTAGGTCGGCATTGGGTGGCCGCTCCGGCCTTATTGCAGTGCGCGTACCTTCCGGCCTGTCTGCCCCATATGTCTCGGGCCATTTTGAAAAAGTCAACGAGACCACCCATGACGACGATACCTTCTTCGATGACGATACTGACTACCAGCAGGGCGCCATTTCGGTGGTCACTGCTGAGATAGCACCGATCGGCGCGACGGAAATCAAACTGCGTATCGTCAACGCGACTGCCGACTTGGTTGGTGTGCGGTTCTCTTTCAATCATGCGCTCTACGAAACCGGACCAGTTACGAGTGTCGATGGCGATGTCTGGACGGTGTCGATCTCGCCTTCAGTCCGCGAGCTAATTCCTCTCGGGTCGACGCTGGAGTTCGATCAGCCGACATGCCTTTGCCACCTTGCCGAGGATCGTGGGATGGATGTCACGCAAGACGCCATTGGAAAGAACGCCAGCCCAAGTGTCTCGTTCGTCGAGGCGACGGAGTACTGGAACCAGCTGGCGCTCGGTCTGGAATAGGAACCAACATGGCAAGTCTGCGCATTCTCTGCGAGGTGGAGCTCCCATCTGGCACGCTTCGCTTTTGGGATGGCTCAGGCGGGCCTTTTCTTGATGCGGCCGGCGAACTGTATCGATCCTGCGTGCTGACCGAAGACGCCTTGGCCCAAATCGAGGCGGCCATAAACGCGGAAGCATTCACGCTTTCGCTCGTGTTGTCCGGAATCGATGAGACGACAAGCGATGCCGTATGGCACGACTATCAAGCGGGTAATATCGTCGGCTCCGCTTTCCGCATCCTGCTGCAAAAGTGCGACGATCGCGAACAACCGACTGGAACGCCCCTTGTCCGGTTCACAGGGACCGTTTCAAACCTGAATTTCGTGGATCAGGCCGGCGACAAGGGCATCAACTCGACCATCCAGGTTGATGTTGCCAACCGCTTCACGCTCCGCTCCGTGACCAATGGAGCCGTCCTTTCGGACGTCGATCAGCGAGCGCGAGCCAAGGTACTCAATCCTGGTCTCGCGGACGATCGTTTTTGCGAGCGCATCCCGAGCATGAAGGACAAGACAATCAGATGGCCGAACTGGTAGCTCCGCGGCTAGCGGCATTCATTGCTGCCCACGTCTGCCTCCGATGGGAGCCGGGACAAATCGATTGCTGCCTGTTCCTTGCCGATTGGGCTAGGTGGATCGGCCATTCGGATCCAGCCGCGCATCTGCGCGGGAAGTACAACAGCGAAGACGGATTTCGCGCCATCATCACAGCCGCCGGGGGCGTTGTTCCGGTCGTTGCTGAGTGCATAGCCAACATAGGCGGGCAGCTTATCAACTCACCTGCCTGCGGGGCGGTCGGTGTGATCGGCAGTCGGACTCATTTCAATCGCCAATGGGGCGCCCTCTACGACGGCGAGCGTTGGCTTGTGCGTTCTCGGGATGGCATCGGGCCGGTCGTCGCTCAGCCCCTGGCCGTGTGGAAAATATAGAAATGCCTCAACTTAGCTTGCTCCCGCTGATCGTTTCTTCGCTCGGCACTACCGTCCTTGCGGCGAACGCACTTTACCTCGGTACAGCGGCGTTGCTCTATGGCGGTCTAGCCGCCGGTGGACTGCTGCTGTCAAAAGCGCTCGCGCCAAAGCCATCGGTACCGAGGCCGGAAGATGGCACCTACAACCTTAAACAGACTGTCCCCTCTTTGGCGATCGTTCTGGGTCGGGTGAAGAAAGCTGGTGACTATGTCTTCTTGGAGGAAGCAGGCGGCGTTGCTTATCATATCACCGTGCATGCGGGCCATCGAATACAGGGCTATGTCCAGCACTACCTGCACGACGAGGCGTGCGTTCTTGATGGAGGAGGCAATGTCGTCTCTCCGGACCACTTCACGGTCGGCGGGAATCCGCGCGTCTCGATCCAATCCCGAAATGGTTTGTCGGTCGGGGTACCTTACTCCGACGTGGTGACTGCCTTCTCCTCCATCTGGAACAACGACTTTCGCGGCGACGGCCTCGCTTCCGTTCGGATGGTTTGCGAGACGGTATCATCCGAAGATTACCTCAAGGCATATCCGAACCAGATGCCGGAGCATTCGGCGGTCATTGATGGGCACGCCGAGATTTTTGATCCCCGCACGGGAACGTACAGTTTCACGACCAACATCGCGCTGTTGCGTCTTTGGCACCTAACCAGCCCGTACGGCGGCAAGATGGCTTTGTCGGACATGTATATGCCGGACTGGATCAATGCAGCGAACGTCGGCGCCCAGGTTGTTGTAAATCGCAGCGGCGCAAATGAGTTCCGCTATCTCGGTGGTTTCTGGTTCCGTGCCGACAGCGATCCTATCGACGTTGGTCGCACTCTGGATCAAGCCGCTGATATGGTGGTCTACGAGCGGGCCGATGGAAAGATTGGCGTGCACGCTGGTGAATATGTTGCTCCGACGATCACCTTGACCCGCGACAACATCATTTCATTCGGCCTGAACGCAAACGTCGATCCTTCGACGTCGGTGCTTGCCGTTCGCGGTCGCTACACCGACCCAGCCGACCTCTACAACACCAACGACGCGGCCATCTACGGTAACCCGTACATCGGTGAAGACACCGAGCGCACGATGACCGTAGATAATGTGGCAGTCCAGTCGCACAACCACATCCAGCGCCTCCAGAAGCTTGCCTATATCAGGCGCAACGGCCCACGCGTGACAATCACCGCTCATTACGATCCGGATTTTGATGTCTCTTACAGCCGGTTCGTACGAGTGCAGTATGCGCCGAAGCTGACGAATGCGGTGATTGAGATCACATCGAAGGTGACAATCTCCCTTTCCGACATGACTGTCAGCTTCTCAGGAATCGTTGTCCCTGAAAACCTCTATGCTTTTAACGCAGCTACCGAGGAGGGGACTCCTGGCAACTCCGTGACCATCCTACCGCCAGCCGGTGTTCCGGTGCCTACAGGGTTCAACGTCGTCATCCAGACGGAGGTCGTCTCGGGCGGCTCAACGGCGGCATACGCACTGGCGACATGGACAGGCATCTCAAGCACCCTGACTTACGAGTTGGAATGGGAGAAGACATCCGGCTCAACCGGCCCGCAAAAGACCATATCGAGCCCCAACGTAACGCAAGTACGCTCTGGCTACCTCGCCGACGGCACGCAATACAAGTTCCGCCTCAGGGCGTGGTCATCGGGCGCAAGTTCCGACTGGACCACGTACGAGATCCGCACAGCGACGGCAGACCCGGTTTCTCCCGGTATCGCTACCAGCGTTTCGGCAACGGGCGGCGTAGGGCAGATAGCATTCAACTGGACCGCGCCGAACAGCGCCAATTACGTGGCAGCACGTCTCTATACCAACACCACGAATACCATGGTTGGGGCAACCCTACGCGGGACTGAATACGGGCCGCCTAGTTCAGCGGACAGCCGCACAATCACCGGCCTGACTGCCGGCACCTACTACGGGTTTGTCGAGGCAATCAATGCTTCTGGCACACCCGCAACCGCCGTAGCTACCGGCGCGAAAACAGTGACCTGAAATTTTCCTTGAGGGATTACCATGCCTTTGCCATTCGCACAGATCCTGCGCGACTTCATCACCGATGGGATTCCGTCATCTGGTCGCAACAAGCCGAAGAAGTCCGATATGCGGGCTTGGGGCACTTGGGTCGAGTCGATCATCTCCGCTTTTACCTCAAACGGTGGCCTGATTTATTCGTCTCTATCTCTGCTTAACGCTGACTTGGCAAAAGCTGCTAACAGCATGGCGTGGGTTGTCGGTGACGCCACGGCGGCCAACAACGGCGTTTATGGCAAGGTCGGCGCATCTGGCACCGGCTCGTGGACCCGCCGTAGCGACTTGCCGTTCAGCTTCATCATTGGAGCGGACGCAGGCGCTGGCACGGCTAACGCAATCCAGTCGACGACTTCGCTGCCGGTGTCCTCGTCCTCTTTGGTGGTGACGAACGTCTTCCGCGTCAACACGGGGTCGCCAGTTACCATCTCATTCAATGGCGGCGCAGCGCTTACAATCAAGAGCAACTCTGGAAACGATATCGTTGCTGGCGGCCTTGTCGCAGGGATGCTCATTTTCGGGTATGTGTCGGGGTCGACATTCCGCCTTATAAGCGATCAGGTTTCGAGCGCGATCGTTGCGGCTGCGGAGGCTGCTGCGGCTGCTGCGGCTGCGAGTGCTGCGTCGCTGAATATCCCCACGATCTCGGCTGGCGACAAGGGGAAAGGTCTTACAATCAACGCGGCTGAGACGGGTTACGATAAGAACCTGCTTTCTATCGTAGCGCTGACGCGAACAGCACTCAAGGCGCTGACTACGTCAATCACTCGGCCTGTGTATCTGGCTGAGAGCGGACGCGAGGGCATGTTTTCGTGGGACGGTTCAGACCGTTCATCCGCGATCCTGGGAGCCGCGATTACCAGCAGCACGGTCAACTCCACTACGGAGGTGATTACCAGTGTGGCCCACGGGCTGAAAACCGGCGACGCGGTCATTGCAACCACCGCGGTCAACGGCCTATCGCTCCAGACTATCTACTACGTCATCGGGGTGGATGCTGACACTTTCAAGCTGGCATCGAGCTTTGCCAATGCTCGGGCCGGAACCGCCTTCAATCTGACGGGCACGACTAACTTTTCCGTGCGGCAGCACAAGGACCCGCTGGAAGGCGTTTACGTGACGCCGACAAGCGATATTACGGGGGCGTCAGGCGCATGGATTCGCAAATATGACGATCTGCCGACAGTCCGCGTATTCGGCGCGGTCCTAGACGGCTCCACCGATGATAGCCAGCCTATCCAACGCGCTCTGGACTTGCTTGGGAAGGCTATAATTCCGTGGACCTCCACCGGGTTTGTCGCAGCCAACATCACTCTCGGAACGTCACAGGTGCTCATCGGCGAGCGCAAGACCGTTTTTAAGACGACTGCGGGAGCAAGCTACGGCGTCCGTGTCACTGCGTTCGGTGTGGCGAAGTACGCCTTCCTTGAAAACTTCGTCTTTGACTTGACGGCTTCGTCTACCTCAACGGTAGCGGTCTTGTTTGGCACGTCTTCGAACATCGTGTACGGGTTTCGAGGCAAGAACCTCGACTTCAAGAACTGCGGCTCGGCGATCGACGATGAGTTTCATGCCACGAACTATGTCGTCGACGTGATGTTCTTCGACTGCTACTGCTACTACACCCGCGGTCAGCAGGTCCGAAACAGGCGCTCACGTGGGTTCTTCAAGTTCAACAACTTCAAGATCGACTCTACGCTGAACGTCGATATCGGGACGCAGAACGTCACCTGGGCTGACGCAACGTTCACCGATGTTATCGGAATGGAGCTCGAATATTTCGATATTGTCGGGCCGACTTATACGCAGACGAGCTTTTCTAACGTCTATGCCCTCCAGATCCTCGGCTCTGGCGGGGGCAAGGCATCGGTGTGGCTGACGCGCGTCCTAGTCGATAACACGAACCGAAACGGCATCATCATTGATGACGTGTTCAACGTCTCTGGCAATTTTGTGCAGGCATATCAGAACCTTGGTCAGGGAATCTCACTGAACAAGGTTACGAAGTCGCGATTTAGCGATGTCGTGGTGCGCGGCGCGTTTGGTCTTACCGGGGCTCCCGCATCCACAACAGGCATTGCGATCTCGGGCGTCTCGTCGGACGTTGTAATGACTAATCTGCAAGTTGAGTTCTGCACCGGGGCGGGAGTCATCACCGACAACTCCTCGCACATCTCCTATAACGGTGGCTATTCTGACAATAATGGAACCTATGGCTATATCGATAACAATGCTGCGACCAATCAAATTAGGCGTATGGGTGTCAGATCTGCGGCCAATGGGACGGCTTCGTTGCTCCAAATCGGAGCGCAATCCGCGACGGTAAGCTGGTACCCGAATTCCGGCGTATACACCGCTGCCAGCCTCGGTGCATTGACGGTTTAAGGAGCACTAAAGGCTAAGAATGTTGCTAGAAAAGGAGACTTGTCGCTGCTATGAGGGGTCGCCTTCATCTGCAAGAGAGAGTTGCATGCACCGGAAAAGCAGTCTTAGAGTAGACCATACGCCGCGGGTGATGTGGCTTCTGAATCACAGTTCGGCCAGAAAATTTGAAGTTCCGGTGCTTAGAAAACTTGGCTACGAGGTGTTTACCCCGAAGATTTATCCCAATGATGCAAACTTCCGCAGCGCTTCGGTAGATTTTCGGGAGGATGCCAATCTCACCATTCCAGCTGAGGCCTTGGAAATCTTAAACAAAGCGGATTGGTACGAAGGCCCGGACCGTAAGACGTGGGATATTGCAAATGCTTACTTCGACATGGCATTCTTCATTCTCTTCAATGTGCGCGGCGTTGAAAAAATGTGCCGGCGGTTCAAGGGAGAACTACTCTGGCGGGCTTACGGCTTGGCTGGCGAGAATACATACAGCCGGGTCCTGACGTCGCACCCTCAATACATCAGTGCCAAAACAGCTTTCCGGAAGCTCGGGTCCAGATTCTGGTTTGCTGAGGGATACTCGAACCTCCACGAGGTGGAAGAGCCATGGCTGCAATCGCGAGCAGTTTATCTTCCGTTGGGGATGGCAGGAGCAGACTCCGTGGACCCCACCGCTTGGTCCGGAGGGGACAAACGCATATTCTTCGTTTGCCCCGACATCGGATTCAATCCGCCGTACGCTGAAATTTATAACGAATTCAAACACCAGTTTAAAGGGTTTCCCTACGCCATAGGGGGTGCCCAATCCATCGCGGTCAGTGATCCCAATGTTCTCGGTTATCTTCCTTTCGAAGAACACCAGAAGAACATGAAACATTTGCAACTAATGTTTTATCACAGCCGGGAACCACGACACATCCATTACCACCCCTTCGAGTCGGTTCGAGCAGGAATGCCTCTAATTTTCATGGGGGGAGGGATGCTCGATCGGATGGGCGGGAAGGATCTACCTGGCCGTGCACGGACTTGGGATGAAGCGCGCGGCAAAGTACAAAGAATACTAGATGGCGATCAAAAATTTATTGAGCGGGTGAGGGCCACGCAAACTGTTCTGCTTGACGGGATGAAGGGGCAGAACCTTGTCCCTCACTGGGAGATCGGCCTTCAAACTCTAACTCGGGCAATTGAAAGCAGAACGACGGTTGAGGTGAAGAAAACACGACGAATAGCCGTCCTCACCAGTCACGAAGACTTGGAACAAGCTCTGATCTACGCGCGAGACATCGCATCCCAAGCAAGAGAGGCGAGTGAGCCGCTTAAAGTTGTTTTGGGTATTGAGCGCCCTAAGTGTCCCAAGCGTAACGTCGATGCACCTCCCGCTGGCGAAAAACATGATGACACTATTGAGCAGGGCATCATTGACGGTATCGAAGATATCCCGGCTCGCATTTTTAAGTGGAGCGACATCTCCAGAGTTCAGGCAGAACGCTCACTGATTTATGCGGGAGTCGAGACGGCTCTGGATGGTCATGCTCTGCGGGTGCCCGATGATCAAATCAACTTCTTCCAAGACTGCGATTTGTGGGTAATCGTAGGCGGCCGGGTGGACAAGCCAGTGCTACCGCTAAAGCCCATTGTTACGGTGATTGCAGAGGACATCACAACCTACTCGAAGCCGAAAAGCAACGATGTTCACCTTGCTCGATTAGGCATATTGCCTCGGCCTGACGCGGTGATAGTCGGCAGTGAAGGGGAGAGGTCGCATATAGCTCTGATGGAGGGCATCGATCCTGCCGTCATTCATGTGGTGAATGCGAGCACTAATGACAATTCCCTCTTGGAAGTGGTTTTGGAATGCCTGTGAAGAAATACGGAATATACTTGGCCTACGGGCCTCGCGTGGATTTGCGCACCGAGGGCTTGGGTCGCCACTTGGCGGAATTTCTCAAGGCTTCGAGGAACTTTGAGGACACAAAATTTGTCATCGCCGCGCCTCGATGGCTCGATGTGCCGCTGCGGGACCTGCTCGAGAACTTCGATCTGGACGTTCGCGATTTTGAGGTTGTTGCTCCAAGACGGCCATCGCTGCTGAGCTTGCTATATGGAGCGGTGACAGCCATCTCCGATCGAAGAAAGATGGTCGAGAAAAGGATCGGCAGGGGTCGGCTGCGCAAGGTTAAGCAATACCTCTACTCTAAAACCAGACTGATGGCACTCTCGGCAGCAAGATCACGAAACCCGTTCGTGGCCATAGTCAGCTTGGTCCTAGCGATTATCGCCGCGCCGATTGTTCTAGTTGGTGCTGTTGTTGCCTCGATAGTTGGCGCGTTGCTCCTCAAGCCATTAAGGAGGATGCGCCTCCGGTCGCGGCTTGTGCTTGTGAAACGGAAATTGAATGCTGGCGGGTGGCTGACCAAGCTCAATCATAACGCCTACCGACTGATGTGCGATGCGGAGGCGTCCGCGGTTGCCGACGAGGCGAACAAACTTCGCGACGTTGAAGCCTGGTATGCCCCAACAGCCTTTTGGCCAGAGTTTAACAGGATCCAAGGCCCTCGACTGCTTTGTGTTCCAGACGTGGTTCCTGTTCATTATTCTGTCGCGTTCGCAACCGAGGAGCCTAACGGGGATCGCCGGCTGCATGACTTCAAGAGGATTGAAGCCACTATCGAGGGCGGAGATCGCTTTGTTACCTACAGCAGTGAGATCCGCGACGGAACGCTCGTTGATCGTTTTCACATTGACCCTGATCGGGTCGATGTCATTCCACACGGAGCTAATCGCCTGGATCATCTGGTGAACATCACCGGCTTCGCCAACGATGACGAAGCAACGGACACTTTGAGCGCGCAACACCTTTGGGGTGCGCTGGCAAAGACAGTGAACAATGAGCATGCTAGATGGTATACGTCAAAAGAGCTTGGGTTCATCTTTTACGCCAGTCAGATACGGCCCAACAAGAACGTCATGACACTTCTGCGGGCGTATCACCATCTACGTCGGACAAAGAACCTTCCGTACAAGCTTCTAATGACCGGCGAATGGCGGGGCTCTGCGGACGTTATGCGCTTCATGAACGAGAATAGGTTGCACGATGACGTGCTATTTGTCCGAGGACTAAGTGAGAAGGAACTGGCCGCCTGCTACAGATTGGCGACCCTAGCCATCAACCCATCTCTGGCTGAAGGCGGTATGCCTTTCACCCTCACTGAAAGCGTGTCGGTAGGGACGCCTGTCGTTATGGCAGATATCCCGGTATCGAGGGAAATCATAGTCGACGAGACGGTTGCCGACAGAACATTCTTTGATGGTTTTGACTATAGAGATATGGCGCGCGCAATCCTCGAAGCCTTGAGTGATGTTGGCGGCCTGTACGCCTTACAGCGAGGTTTTTATGATAGACGCTTAGCTTCACGCTCATGGCGCGAAGTCGTTCGAGAATATATAGGCGCTTTGGAGAAATGCGCCGCTAGCCGTGCCGGTAATTAAGAATGGGAAAAAATGATGACTACCAGAGGCTATTTCAGCTTCAGTACGAAATGATCGACCAGCTCAAGGCAGAGTCGATGTCGCTGCAGTTTGTTCTAACGGGGTTGCTGCGCGAAATGACTCAAGCGAGCGAAGGCAAAAAGACGATAAGGTCTGCTTTTGATTACGCGCTAGACCAAGCCATCCCGCATGCGACTTCTCAAAATACACCTAGTGGGCACTACGCAACGACAGCTGTGGGGATGCTGGAACATTGGCGAAAGATGCTCGACGTCTGACCCAGCCTACCTAAAGGCCCGCTTCGGGGGCATTCTTTACAATCAGGGCCGTCCCATGGAGCTCAAGCTTTTCTTCGATGTTGCGCGTGAGAGGCTGAGTAGGGCGAAAGCGATCGCTTGCATAGGACCGCACATAATGGCAAATATGCGCTAAGCTGCGTGGAGATGTTTGTTGATCAAACGGTTGATTAGAAAAGGGATCCTACGGCTAGTTGGTCCCATCGAAGTAGTTGCCTCGCCGAACCCGGATAATGCCGACCTCGCAGCGAGGGTAACTGCTCTTGAGGCGCAACTCTCTCTTTCAGAGCGACACCACACGCTGTCTTTTTGGACCGCACTGGACAAGGTCTATGATATAGCACTTCAGGACCGGGTGATATCCTGCATTGTTTGTGGCAACTCATCTAAGCGCGCTGACTACGAGATACTGACGAGCAATTGCATTTTCGGCGGCGGTAAGTTGGAGCGATATCGCTGCCCTCACTGCGACTGTGTCTTCGGTGCTCAGAAGTTCATCGATCAAGGCGAAGACATGATCGGTCTGGACTACGAGCTTCTGTATTCGCGATACAAAGAAGGGAACACCTCAGACAACGAAATCAGGACGTTCCACTCGCTAGGTCCGAAGCCGAATGGTTCCTACGTCAATTGGGGTTGCGGGGCATGGAACGACACTATCCCGCGACTGCGAGGGGATTCTTGGAACGTGTGGGGTTTCGAGCCTTCCGCTGTTGTGGCTTCGGAGTTCATTGTCTCTCAAAAGGAATCTCTTCCAGCACCCTTGCATGGTCTATTTTCCAACAATGTGATCGAGCACTTCCTTGATCCTGTTGCGCAGTTCAAAGAGTTCGCTGCTCTGCTGCCGTCCGGCGCTAGGATGGCGCACTCATCGCCATGCTATGAATATCGCTACGAGATAACACGTTTCCATACGATATTTCTTTTGGGTCGCTCCCCAGAGGTGCTCGCTGAGCGAACTGGCTTCAAAGTCGTCGACCGGATCAAGGACGGCGAGTACATAAACGTAGTATTCGAGAAGCTTTGACGCCCTCTCCGATCAGGCAGCTTTCAGAACGCTCGAATGTCTATGCTTTGTCAAACAGTCCCTTTATGGTTCTGAGAGGTGCCGTTACCCGCCAACTCGTGGAACGTTTGAGGGCAGATATCTGCTCATCGTTCGATCTGGTGATAGCAGTGATCTGGTCTTTGAGGGCGGTAACCTCATGCTCAAGAGCAAATAGGTGCTCTCGCTGGCCTGAGCGGTTAACCTGCGCTCTGTGCGCGAAGAGTGAGAGTTTGTCGCGTCGGACGAAGAACGCGTTTGCATAAGAGCTCACGTCGTAGTCATAGCCGAGATCGTCCATCGTCGCGCGTAGTTTGTCAAATCCAATATGCCCGAACTCAACGCACATTACGTGCGGAAGTATCGGATGGCCTCTCATCCCAGCTAAGACAGCCAGCTCGTGGCCTTCGACGTCGAGAACCATAAGGTCGACTATTTCAACGCCGGTTCGCGCGATCAAATCGCTCCACGAAATGACCTGTATTTCTATGTCGTGAAAGCTGCAGCCCTCATCAAGGAGCGCCTGTTTGTAGATCGGATCGTGCTCGATGGCGCCAATCGTGGTGTCGCGTCCATAGAGCGGATGCTCGACGATTTGAAAATTGAGTGATGTGGCTTTATCCGAAAGGCCGAAATTGAGGTTCTTGCTCTCCGGCCGGTTGGCAGCAAGCTTGGAAAAAATGTGAGGAACGGGCTCTAAATTAATCCCGCGCCATCCCATCGTCTCTTCGAAGAACTTGCAAGAGCACTCCGTCGATCCATCGAATGCGCCGCACTCAATGAACGTCCCTTTCATGTCAATGTCGGGAAAGTACCGCTCGAATATGAATCTATCCACCGGGGTTTCAAACTGTCCGTAGAACTTCAAGATTGTCTCCCTGGTCTCGACGCACGGTCGGAAGTGCACAACGGACATCGTCATAAGTGCGGTGAACAGTCCTGTCAAACCGGCGAAGACGGCGAAATATATCGGCGAAATGAAGCCCGCCTGGGGTGAAAGCGGGCTTCAACGCACTACAGGGAAACGGCCGGATGTGGCCGATTCCCAGAAAAGCACAACCGGCCATTGCTCGCACCTCCTCCAA